TTCTTGATGGATCAACTGATCTGTTGTTGGAATCTTGAATGTCTGAGATGCAGTAAAACAGTTTACATCCATTACCAGTAATACCTCTAGTCTTAACGTATGTGATGGTTATATACTCACCATTAATTAATTTTCTACCAATGATTCCATCACCAAAGATAATCTTATACTTAGTATCTTCAATTTCTTCTAAGAAGTATACACGTGAAGTGCCATCAAGTGTTGTGATATTTTTAACTGGAGTGTATGTATCAATTTCTTTAGATTGTTCCGATGGTTTTAGGAATACTTCTAACAGATCAGTATCAACATCCTCATTTGGGATAATGAATTCTTGGTTAATAGTGTTGTCTACAGTATAGTTGTAACTTAATCTATTTCCCTGATAGATGATTAAGTTATTAAATGTCGCAATACCTGTGACTGGTTCTACATTGGCAATTTCATCTTTGATAGTGCAGAATGTAAAAGATTCATTATCAGTAGAACTTACAAAATTATCACCTGCTTTGAGTGTTACATACTGTGGATATACATTATCAGCATTCAGTGTTGTCTGTACCTGTAACTTAATACATGCCCTTGCTGCCTTAAGGGATGCTGGAGTATAATTTAGAAGTTTAGCAATCTTTACAACATTATCACGAATTGTTGAACTCTCAAGGAACAATTCATTTACTGCCATGTTGGCATTAAATGCTGTATAGTAAGTATTATAGGCTAGGGTATCTAGCAGATAAGATGCTGCAGAACCCTCAAAATCATAATCGGTGAATTCTGTTCTTGTTCTTAAATATGATTTGATAGATTCTCTTATCTCAAAGAAATCTAACGATGTTAACCTACTTGGTACTCCTGCTGTCATTTTATGCTGCCTTGGTGAGGATAAAACTTAAGTTTTTAGTTATCGGTTGACCAATAATTTGGTATTCCATATAAACCGAAAGAGCATTCAAATCATACTGATCTTCTTCAACATTTATACTTAATACAATAATTCTTGGTTCATTATTTAGTAGGGAAACAGTTATCTCATCGGCAATGGAATCTGAGGTAAATGGATCATAGTTTTCAAACAATAATTTTCTTACCTGACTACCAAAAGTAGGTTGGAATAGTTTTTCACCTCTACCTGTCAATACAATATTCCTAACTGCTTGACGAATTGCTTCATCATTCTTCAACGTATTAAAATCACCAGTAACGGGATTAGACTTGAATGATAAATTGAAGTCTTTATATGCCCTACTGGTGAATTTCTTTGCTCTAGAACTTTCTCTGGCCATTGATTATTCGTGCCATCTCTCTACGAAATCGTCGAAACCTCCCTGCCCACCACACCATCTTGAATATCTATCGTTTGGAATCGATTGTGTTGTCTTCTTTAACAAATTTTCACTTCCATAATCAGTAATTAAGCACTTAGTACCATGCTTTTCCATCATGTATCCTACATTTCTGTCGGGATTTGGGTGAATTGCCATAAAATTTAAGTAAAAAGGACTGATAATCAGAACTTTTTAGGAGGTTTCTATCTCCCAAATCTATTTAGCAAGGTCCAGACAACAAAAAAGACGAGATCAGACCCAATTTTGGGTAGAATCTCGTCAAAATTAATCAGGTGCCCTGACCACGATACCGTTTTTTGCGTCCATTTCGTGAAGTTGCCGCAAGATTTGTGTTTTTGGACCGACCTTGAGCAGTAATTTTGGGTTTTCCAGGGGTATAATTTGTTTTTACTAGACCAATTTTTGCTTTTGCCATAAATTCTCTCCGTTTTGGATTACTAAGATGATAGCACAAGTGGTGCCCCAAATGCAACTACCGAAGAACATGGGTATGACCTGAATCTTGGACCTACTCCCAGGGGGTCTAGAACACGTGCTACAGGTCTTTTGAGTGCCCACACCGTAAGTGTGGTGGAAATGACGAATCTAGGGTGTCCTACACCTCCCATATCTTCAATTGTGAGGACACTACATGGGAATGGAATAGGGATTCTACAGATTGAATTCCCACATGGACACAAGTATACCACAAGATTTGTACAAGTGGAAGGGTGTGGAATGAAAGAATCGAATGATAGCATGATTGGTAGTCTATGAACTTGTACCAATGCGTTAGTAACTGCAACTGGAGTGATTGGGACAAGTGGATATGGTGGCCACCAACATGTATAATTCTTTACTTTGATTGACTTTGGGATTGGTGGAGTTCCACATGGTTGTACAGAATGCTGTGTCATGGGGATGCATACACCATGTCCACTGCATGGTAGACTGGCATGAAATGCTACAGGTAAAGATAAACCCTTCATGTTAATTAGTTGCGTTTAAACAAGATTCATAGTATGGATTACCCAAATTATCTACTGCTTGTGCATAAACTTGGGCACTACCAGTAGACCAATTCTTTACTGTCACCTTCCCTTTAATTGGTCCTACCCTAATTAAATCATCATTAAGTGCAATTTGAGTTGGATCAATTGCTATCACACTATCTATATCTGTAATTCCTTCACATGGTGGCATAGTGTAGATATAATTAGTCCATCTTGGGGTATCACCTGCTCCATTTCCATCCAAATCATAACCAGTGTATTTCTTAAAGATACCACTAGGATTGGTTGATCCATCATAAACATAATAATCCCACGATGTTGATGGTTGTGATGGTCCAGTGTACTTAGTTCCTGTTAAAATTCCAGGAAGTGCTAACCAATAATAATACCTTAGATTAGTACCAGTTCCAGCAGTTCCTGATAAAGTTGATGATGGTTGCCCAATCCACACACCATATGCATCATACACACTCAAATGTGTATAATCATATACATTTTCATCGGCACCAACGGGATAAAATGAGATATCACCATCACCTGCTCTAAAACATCTACCATCATAACTACCTCTAGTACATTTCCAAGTCTTAACTCCAGATGCAGCTTGTCTTGGTGGTAACACTTTAGGTGCAGGTAACCCCTTAAGTTTGTTAATGAATGCTGTATTCTGTGCAGTAGAAGAAGCAGGACCAGTAAAGTCACCGTCTAATTCTAAGAAAACATTAAATGTTGTAGATTCTTTTCTACTTGCTGAATATTGATGTGGCATCCACCCATAAACTTTAAGATTTTCTCCAGCACCTTTTGTATATGGGCATGGTATATCATAGAATCTTGTTACATATTCAAGTTTTGGTTGCCCCATAGTCAAGCATGTTGGGGATGCAACTCCTTTTCCAGTGATAGCACCCATCGATCCACTGGCAGTATCTGCAGTAATTTCCAAATTATTAAATGCATCCCTACCTGTGGTGTTTAGGAAGTTATAATTATTCCTGAAAGTACCAGATTGATCATATTTAAAGATATTACCAAGGAACTTACCATCATAATAATCTAAAGGATTCATAGTTTTGAATAGTGGTTGAATACAAGTTCCAGGAACTCCCAAGCACATCTCCATAGTATTTTCTGGATCTAACTCCCCAACCCCTTTAATGTAACCAGTATAAAATGATCCAGTTACACCAGCATCAAATGATTCAAATGCAGAATTCATAGTATCTTCAATAACCTTACCACCATTAAGATTACCAATGTTAGCAACCATTGAAGTTAATTGTTTCTTAGAATTTGGACTAGTTGCTGAGAGATTAGGATCTGTTTTAGACTTTGGTGATTCATCATAATCGATTCTCTTGGGGTCATAAACAATAACTTGTGGTTTCTGCTGCTTAGTATATCCACTACCACCAGAAATAACAGAGCATTGAAGAATGCATCCCTCGGGAGAAATACTAGTTACCTTTACATTTGCTGGTTTTACCTTGACCGCAGTATCTTTAATCTTAACACCATCCTTCAATTGAGTTGTTGCCATGGTTCCAACAGATTTGTAATCTGGAGTTGTAGTACCCCAAGTGAAAGTATCTTTGGTGTTAGATGTATCTACAATGTCACTTTTTAAGTAGTGTGTTCTTGCATTTGTGATATCAGCAGATGTATTTTCATTTGGTGGTGGAAGAATTTCAACACGTGCTTCATTGCTATAACCATATCCTGGATTGATGATCTCCAGTCCAGATACTGCTCCATTATTGTCTACGATTGCCTCAATCACTGCTTCATCCATTGTTCTTTTTGGAATTGAAGCATCTGGATGTAATTCTACTTTATAGTATCCAACTACTTTTCTAAATTCATACACCCCGAAGATTGCTGCCTTATCTGGTATACCCCAACCAGCAAGAGCAATAAAGGAAGCAGGATATTCTGTATTACTTGTACTATACACTGAACCATACTGGAAATCACTACCATCACTACCTTCGGTGACTGGAGAGATGCGAATAAAACCAGTAGTGAGTTCATCACCCATGTATCGGTGTTCAGTAATTCTCCAACCGTTTACCGTGTCACCCTCAACCATATTGAAGGATCCTGCAGTATAACGGAAGAAAACGATTTTATCCTTTGTACCAGCAGTGAGAATGTTCTGATCCTCACCTTCACCCTGCTTCACGTCTGTATAGATACGGGTTCTATGTGTTTTCCAAGTATCCTGTCTAGGATGATAGTAATATCTGTAAATATGTGGATCTGTTGTTGCACACTGTGATACTCCATTTTGTGGAGGAAGAATACAACAGTTACCCTCACTCATCATATCTGTTTGCATACGGACACCAAACAGTGGTCCATTCCATGGATCTGAGGTATCATACAGATAATAGAAGAACTGAGAGTCGTATAGGAATTTGAAGTTTAGAAATCTTGGTAGTGCTGCTTTTACAGGACCAAACTCTCCGTATAGGAATGTGAAATTTGCTTTTGGATCATTAATTTGGAATCCTTGACCAAAGAATGAGTATCTACCAAAAGTCCAATTGGTAGGAACATTACCTAGTGCCGTACCACCGTTCACATCTGATAACCATCCATATGTAAATTGAGATCCTGCATATTGTGGTTTACCAACTTCAATAACTTGACGGGTATCAGTTGCGGAAACACGTTCAAATGTCCAACACAAAATACCAGTATATGCGTAGGCATCACCTTTATCTGGACTTTGATTATCTGCACCAGGATATGGTGGACCTAAAGGACCAGAATAATACTCTGCAAGGTTAACTTCATTCTCAGGGTGGAGCGTATAGAAACTATCATCCTTATCTGAGTTGTAATATGCGTAGACAGGTTTTGCAACTTCACCAATTACATTGTTACCATAGACCTGTGCTGCGGAATATGATGTAAACACATACCCCAAGATACCTACCTGAGTGTACCCACTTACAGATGCACTCAATGAAAGTTGAGTATCTGACTTGTTATCTGAATAGTGACGGTACAAAGGAACAGAACCATTCACATTCTTCTTCATTACCGTGAACACGTACTCTTTCGTACCTCTGGGTTCACGGTTATATTTCCTCAATACTTCATCATTATCGTTGGTATATAAGTGATCTACAAACTTACCATTATACCAACGATAGATTTTCCTTCTCTGTGCAGTACCTGAGATCACTACATCCTCAGGATCTCCAATATAGAAGACTTCATCTTTACCTAGAATATAAGATCCCTTACCTTCCCCATACAGTTCAATATCCTGTGTCTCGGTGTCCACAGGATCTGGATATCCTCTTTTTGTTTCTTCAATATAAACTGGCACTTCACTTGATTCTATCGTCAAGTGTATTTAGTCGAGAATATAGATCATCAAACAGTTCTTTGATGTTCAGATGACTCTCATAACCCTCTGGTTTATACTGAATCATGTTAGGACCAGGTTCGGGAAATTTCTGAACAAACTCTTCCAAGGATTTAATTCTCTCAGATAGATTATTCAGTGCCTGAGCAATCATACCATGACAGTAATCATTCTCTTCCCACTTATCCTCAAACTCAGGAACATTAGGAGACATGGTATTTATTTCTCCAATGTTGTCCATAGATTGTACATACTGACTTGACATGTTAAAATTAATCGGAATTTTTAACTTTTTATTCTTCAACAATAGGAGTGAGAATGATGCTTTCCCCATCTACTTCATAATCTAGAAGGTCACCCTCCTCTAATCCGAGGTGTTCGAGAATCTCGTCTGGAATCGGACAGACGAGATTGCCCTCTGCATCTTCTTCAAGTGTTACAATGAATTTCTTAGACATACTGATATATGCATCTTTTGATTATATATCATTCGATGTATTTCTCATTTCTCCAAACTGTTTGGAGTTTGAGTTCAGTGAGAAGTGTGTCAACATTCCCATTCTCCTCTGCAATCGGTTGGAGGGTTCTGATAAGAAGATCCACTTCCTCAGCAGTTAGGGTGACATTCACAAGTTTCTTCTGACGGGTTTTCATGGTGAGGTGCTCCAATGCATTAGTAGTTATATGAAATCCCTGGGAGTGAATTTTATACTCGGGGAAAAATTTGGGATTGTAGGTACTTGAAAAACAAATTGAGATATATCGAGGGGGGGTACTAGGGACCGTTATAGATTAACAGTGTCTTGCGTTTTATAGTCGAGGAGGGGGTATCTAGCACCCCCTCAGTATACATCAGAAGTCGATCTCTGTCAAGGTAGGAAGACCCAGAGCAGACTCAATCATGGGAGACTCAACATAATCGAAGGCACTCACACTGTCAGAGGTGATAGAGTCGAGAATGCTGAGAATTTCCTGACCGTTGCAACCCTGACGCAGCATGGAGATCATCACTTGCTTAGACATAATGAGTTCGTTCGTTGTTAGTTAGTGTGTTGAATGTGGTGCTTTTAATGTCATCACCAGGACAGATCTTTAGGCAATACGCATACCCGAGAAGAAGGGAATCGTGCCATAGTCGTTAGACTTGAAGAACCATTCTCCTTTCTTCTGGAATACACCTTCACCAGGAATACCATGCTCGGAGAGAATAGCATTCAGACGGGACTTCGTGGTAGGAGTCTGCCAACCACCGTCGAACAGTTCGATATAGGTAGGACCGATCTCAGCAATCAGATTGCCGTGCAGATAAACCTGAGACTTATCATGACCAGAGAAGTACAGAACCTCGGTGTTATCGAGTTTCCAATCTTTGCCTGCAGTGATAGCAGCATTCATCAGACGTTCGATCTTACGCATGGGAGACGATTGAAGGGGGTTTAGAGGTGTCGGGGGTGGGGTTGTATCCCTCCCCTCCGATGCACTTAATATAGGGCATTCTGGGGGGTCTGAGGGGATCGGTGTGCCACTAAGATTTCTGGTCGGGTGGTCTTGACATTTGCGAGGTTTCGTGGTAGAACGGGCTTAACTTACATCACCTGAGCACATTTCAATCGACACTATCATCAACCAGACACATTTACAGAAGAACAAAACACTTACCCTATATTTAATTTGGTATTTCTTTTTCCACAAGTTTTTCCACAATTCTATTCAAAACTGTGGAAAAGTTCCGCAACCACTTCCTCAGCATATTTTCCGATCTCGTTCTCATCTAGTTGCATAATCTCTTCCATGATGATTTCAGCAAGATTGTCACTGTTGAGATTAGTAACGATTCGATTGTTCATACAGTTTCCTATCAAGATGGTCTAGGTATTCATCAGGTGAGAGTAGATCATCCCAGTCTAACATATCCCTGTATTGTTGTTCATGTTGAAGTGCAATCGTACAAGGGTCAGTGTATTCCATATCAGAGATAGATGTCAGGATCAATGTTATACTGTTCGAGCAATTCAGGATAGCAATTATTCACATCTTCTACAATCTCATTATCAGTCATTCGTTCCATATTCTCGCAGATCATATCATAAGCAAGTTGTACAAGTGTTTTCAAATCCATGTCATCTACGACCTGTTCAGCATAATCGGAGATGAGAGAATCACGATCGAAGGTGTTAGTCATTTGTTTGTTGTTGATGATTTCAGTGTACAGATCTTTGCTCATTTGTGAGTCTTGTTTGTTGGTTTGTTGTTGAATAGTATGACCCGAACTTGTTGTGTTTGTGTCCGAACTTGATTCGTTTGACGTTGTTCCCGACTCATTTGATTTCACCTTGCAGAGTGTTACCAATCCAGATGAACATTTTACCAGTGTTATGCCTTGCTCGTTTGGAGATGATACAACACAGGACGAGAAGTAGGAAGAGAGTGTTCATTTACTATTCTCCTTGAATGACATCAGCAACAGCATGAAGTGCAGTTCCTGTAGTATATCGTACAGATGGATTGATCACAACCAGAATAGCAAACACAAGCAGAATCAGTTTCATTTTGTCAGGTGATTTGCAGGTGAGTGATTTACGCATATCAAAGATCTTGCAGCATTTCGTTCATCTCAATCCGATTGATTTTAGGATCGTTCCACTTCACACCGTCAGGAGTTTCTTTCTGTCCGAACTCAAGATAGAGCACTTCAGCAAGAACATCATAGGTGAAATACTCTTTAGCAAGATTATACAAACCCTCATCATTCTGAATCCAGAGAGCAACATTCCAGGTTTCGTAGTTAGTCCAACCGTTGTAACCTTTGTCAGCAATGTTGGTTTGGTAGGTAACAGTCATTTGTTTGAGGTTTGAGTGTGTTTGGGGTCTCCCTCAACCCCGATGAACATAGTATGGCAGGGATCAGGGGGAAAGTCAAGGGGTTTCGGATAAGTGTTGCTTATGGGTCTGATAAGCAACACTTATTTACTTTCTAGTTGACGGATTTGCTCCATTCGTGCATCATAGGCATCGAACAGTTTGTTATCACGTTGAATCAGAAAGACTTGCCATGCTGCCATTCCGCAGATCAGGAATAGCATGGTGAGAGTATAACGCAGAGGAATGTTAAACATCATCAAACGAGTGCAAGTTGCGGAGCAGGTTGAACATGAAACTGGTCATTCTCAAACCAAACTGATGCATTTGGGGGCATCATGTCATCTACAACAACCCAGGAAGTTTCACCAAACTCCTTTACAACAACGTAACCGAAAGTGCCTGCGATTGGCATACAACTAAGACCAGCACGTTCCGCACTACGTTGTGTGTCATGTTTGGTGCGAGAGTTCCACCAACTCGTTGCGAGTTGTTTATCAGAACCGAATGTGATGAGAGTGTACATTTGTTTATCAGAAGTGTGCTTCGGAGTAGTCAAGTTGTGCAGAGTATTCTGCAATTTTATCGAAACACTTTTTACGGGTTTGTTCATCAGCACCTTGCTTTTCACGTTGAGAGTTGTAGGCAAACATCTCACGATCTGCGAAACTGGTGGTGAAGTAAGGATGCATTGCGTTCCCTTTGGTTGATGAACATAGTATGACACGGATCAGGGGCAGAGTCAACCCCTGAATGATTAGTGTTACTGATATGTCCTACGTTCATTCATAACTTCTCTACATGTCTTAAATTGTGCCCATTCACTATCACTAAAGTCATCAGATGCGTAGGGGATGCCTACCATCTCAGCACAATACCGATCCACATATTCAGGATTTGGAGTAGTATGTGCTGCCTTTGCTGATAGAATCGCAGCAAGTAAGAACTCAAAAGTCATTTCAGAATGATACGATAGTCAATGGATTTGATACACCAACCCGTTGCACATGTGATCTCTTCGATTAGATCTTCCTCGTCACATGCTTCCCAAATCATACCAATCGTTTCATCGGTAATGTTACTAAACTCATGCTCGGGAAAGTCATCATCAGCATCAAAATCGAACTCGATTGCAGTAACTTGGAATTGCATGATCAACCTTGTGTAGAATAGGACAGCATTGCAACCACTTTGTCGTAGAGTTTCTCTACATCAGTGCCAACATTCTCGGAGACTTCTTCCCAATCATCATGAAAGGAGATCAGATCGAGAATTGCAGAGAGTTCGTCTTGAGTGAACATTTGTTTGATTCAGTATGCGGAAACAGTGGTGAAGATGATGCCAGTCTCGTTATATCGAAGAGTCACATCACAGCAATACTCTTCAGACAGATTGTATGCGAGATCGTATGCCTTATCCATGTCGGTGGTAGTATTCTCCCAGGGAGCAGAAGGGCAGAGAACGTCGATTCGCATTTGTTTGTTTCGTTTGATTGATCTTAGTATGGCACACCCTGACGGTCCCCGTAGTTCGTGGTGATACAAAACCAGAGATTCTTTGATCAGTGCTGCTTATGGGGTGCCATGAGGACCGATAAAGTATCCTCATGGCAACATGTTACCGAGTCATGGTAGAAATAGCAGGGAGACCTTGCACGAAGATGGTGTCAACAACACCCTGCAATCGTTTGGCAATAGCACTACCATAGTTGGTGAACACTGGCACGATCACACTACCAAACTGTTTGCGATACAGATGACATGCACCTGCAGGAATCTTGCCAGAAGCAATATCCTTGGCATCATCTTTGTCCATACGGATAACACGTCCTACGGTTTGTGCCATCTCGATGATAGGCATTTGACGCAACATGATGCAGTTGGTGAGACCTGGCACGTTGATACCTTCGGACAGGATGCTATAGTGAAGGAGTACAAACTTCTTGGATTTGTCTTTGCCCCACTCAGTCAGAGTGTCAAAGAACTTCTCACGATTCACCTTGGTACGATTAACATAGGCACCGTGCTTAGATGTAATGTGAAGGATGCCAAATCCACGATCTTCCAACTCTTTGAGAATGTCAGAGTTAGTGAGCATATTCCACATCACTTTGGTGCTAGGAGCAGCAACCAACACCTTAGGAGTTCCCTCCAGAGTGTCAAGAATATCCACAATCATGTTACGATCTGCCTCTGCTGCAGTGCGTTTGTCACGGGTAATGTCTACCTTGTAGGTGTCAACTTTCGGAGGAATGATACAACCAGTCTCGATGAGATGTTGAGCACGAACGTTGTGAATCACGTTTCCGTAGATGCTAACGTTGTTCATGCCGTTAGCATTAGGATTGGTGTGATGTTTGGGCGTAGCAGTAAAGAAATACTTGCTATCTGCGGACAGCGATGTAGCAGCAACAGAGATAAAGTGCTTTTTCTGCGTAGAATTGTGTGCCTCATCGAAGTAAGCAACGTCCACATTCACACCAGCATCGACTACACGGCCGAGGGAGTGATAAGTGGTGAAGATGATACGATTGGTGTCCGCATGTTGAGTAACCCAATCCGCAATCTTGTCGGACTTGGTAGAAGAATAGTGATGAGTTTCACCACTATGAACGTGCATCACATTTGCACTGGTGATAAACTCAAGAAACTCTGCAGAGAGTTGCTCAGCAAGCAAGATTCGTGGTGCTACAATAATAGCAACCTGGCCAGGATTCTGTACAAAACGCTGCAGCAGATTCATGATCATGCAGAGAGTTTTACCGCCACCAGTAGGCACAACAATTTGACCAATCTTGTGCTGATTCATAGCATCAAGAATCTCTGCTTGGTGATGACGAAGTTTCATGTGATTTGATTGGTATGTGAATACAATAAGGCATCTGGGGGCAGAAGTCAACCCCCGATCCATCAGCAGTGCTTATCTAAGACAAAATTAAAACTTATAGTTATTCTTGGTTCGGCCGTCTTTTGTATATAAACTCCGTGACTTAGATATGCTGGGAAGAAAATTAAATCATCTTCATTTACATCGAGATCATAGAATGGACAGGTATTGGTATGATCTACATTCGAACGGTCATATAAACTAAGGAGTTGTCTCTGTGCTTCATAGTATAAGAATGACCCAGATGTGTTGTAAAATGTTATTCGTGGATGATCTTGGTTGAGTTTAAGGAAATACACACCACTGTAGATTACATCTTGTTCGGCATGTGAGTGTGGTTCTTGATTAGATCCATTCAGATAATAGTTATACCAAGGACCACCAATCTTGTATGAGTGTAGTTTTAGTTGCCTCACATTAGAAAACTCAGAATACTGTCGAGTGACATACTTTATCAGAGAAGTATAATCTATTTCATTGTTTTCTAGGCAGGATGAGTGAACATTGCAATTCCATTTTGGATGAACATAATCTCTAAAAGTTTGATAGTTTTGCTCAATCTGTTGGAGAAGATGTTGTTTAGTGTCATAATCAAGTTCTAGTTTTGATTTCCACAATGGATGAGAAAATAGGTGAGTTATCATACCGTCTCAGTCAACTTATCTTTTAACTTTTGCATGGCACTGTAGGGTGTAGTTTTATTCAGATCCACTACATTACCCACTGTTGTGCTATTCTTTGGTGCGTGGAATTGTTTTGTCTTGGTGTTGTAGAATCCCCAGATCGACTTAACACCAGAGCACCCACAATAGTCAAAGTGATTGTCATTAACAATCCAGATTGCACTAATATTAGTCTTAAAATCGGTGCGTTCATAGTGATAACCTTCTGGTGCTTTATGAAATAACAGTTTCATCGTGTTTGATTACGATACTTTCTCTTGACATATTTGCTCACAATACTATCAATTACAGGATACCATGGTTCTTTTTTACTAGGATAACCAAGTTGTCTGGCCTCAGTGAGAAGCATCATGATTAGATTTTCTTCTTCTTGAGTGAGATTGATGTAATTGATGATAGTCATAGTTCAGGAGTTCCAGTAAAGATCATACTCTTCTTCGGACATAGCAAATACCTTTGCCATTTCCTCACGATCTTCATCACTAATGTCGAAGATCTCACCAGGCATGTCAGCAATTTCTTCCCACATGTGCTTTGTTTCGATTACTTTGTAATGATAGGGTGGATCGGTGCCAAAGTCAACCCCTGAACGATCAGTGTTGCTTATGGGTCACCA